TGTTTGTATGATTATCATCACATATAGCAACACTAATGGTTTTGTATACTAGATTTTTCTTTAAGGTTCCACAGAACACATCGTTCTTGAAGTCGTTGACATCTACTCCGTCTCCGTCTTGGGCAATAATTTCGAATTCGCTTGTTACTTCAATTGGAAAAGTAGCATAACGACAATATGGTCCAAACTTACCTAACTGATTAATACTTTCACGACCAAGATCAGAACTAATGGTAATATTTTGAACGTGAGGAAGAACGTTTGATCCATTAGGGGTTCTAATTCCGCCGCTACCAGTTGGAAGAACAGACCCTTGAACATTAAGATATTGCCTGCGCAAAATACCACTATTCTGTGAAGGAGTTATTCCTCCAATATTAGCATTTGGAGCAAACATTGTTCCAGCAGCAAAATTAGCACTTTGAACACCAGGAATATTGCCAGTATTCCATAGCTTGCTATTTCCTACTAATGTAACCTCTTCTGTGGCATTACCGTCAACTGGAAAGGTATAGTTAAAACTGGATAGATACATGCCAGAGCATAATACGCTACTTCCTGCACTACCTGAAATATATTGCTTATCATCACCATAAATACCTAAACGAAAATGAACTCTATTATTTGATAATGATACTAGTGATTTATTCTGTGCTCCTGGTATTCCTGCGCTTCCACCCATGCACATCAGATAAAGGGGTGCTGTGCTATCAATAACCTTATTGATTGTAACTTCTACTTCTGGAATAGTTTCAACATTGTCGTAAAGTTCTACTGTACCTAATTGGAAAGTTTGTTCAGTAGTGAAGTTGGTTGTCATTCCAACACTTTGAACTGCTAATGGATGATACCAGTAACCAAATGATGTTCCTTCTGGGCTAACTGGTCTTAGTTGTACTGCTTGTGATGCGTAATAAACTCTGTTATTAATAGACATTTGAAACTCCCATTGTATTGTGCGTGTATTAGAACTTTACACCAAATAATATGAAATACTAATAGTATACTATGTTGCTTTCTTGAGTCAGTACTGGGATCAAATTTGGACCCAAAGTTTTAGCCACTTTATAATTATCAAACGACATAGCTAATCTATATAATGTATTATTGCGGTCAATAATCGCTATCATTGGTGATTGATATAAAATCATATTTTTGTTAATAGTGTTAACGTCACGATCCAGAAATTGTAAATCTTTAGCATTATACACCAAAAAAATTGATGTGTCATTATTTTTTGCATTCGTAGATAAAATATGATCAATACCTTCTTCTAAAGACATTTCTTCCAAAAAGTTATGAGCCTTCCAGCGAATATTCTTGTAGTTAGATAATAAAAAATCTTGATGTTCTTGAACAAAGGGCCTAAAGTTTAAACTCCGAAACATAAAAGATACAGACTTAGGAGGCATATTTAGCTTTGGTATCTGTTGTAATATATGATTAAAATCTAGATCAGGATCATAGCAATCTAATAATAGATAATACCTTATTCTACTATTTTCCAACATTCTATTTTCAAAGTCCTGCGGATCCCACTGTTCTTTATGCTGTTCATAAATTTGCTTGGAAAAACCATATCTACAAGCATAATTTTCTATTATATTGAATCCATCTTCTTGTTTAATATTTTTAATGTCCTTTATTTGTTCTATAATATTCTTAGAGCATATTGGGTTGTCGTTCTTTTCTCCATCAGAATGTGAGAACATACATTCTTTACATTTTGTATTAATCATAATAATTCCTATCTTGTCCTGAATAAATATCTATTATGGAAAAATCTCTACTGACCATCTAACTATACCATTGTATAAGCTTGCACTCAGATTATTTAGTTCACTAAGAGTAGCATTTTTAATAGTACTCCAATGATCCTTAAAGTTAGAACCTAGAGTATTATAGTTCTGTCCGCCAGGATTAATATCTCCATTACGACTTAATGGATAAGCATTATTTTTTACGACTGCACTAACATCATATAACCAAAAGCTATTATCCTTTTGAAGCAATAAAGTATCTATTATATTATTTCTTTGATTAGCCGTTTGAGCAAAAACATGTAAAAACACATCTTGAATAACAATATTCTCTGTTGTTCCTAGCTGGTATGGTATCATCTCGGTACGAGGAATTAATTCAATAATTATGCAAGGAAGTTGCGCTCTGTGGTTGGAAGTTATACTGTAATCCCCATTAGGTTTAATTTGTGGAGTATATGTCTCTTTCTGAATTTCTTTCCACCATACAGAATCACTAGATTTATATACTTGAATATATCTATGACTATAGGATACTGTTACGTTACTAGTTGATGCTACGTTATTTTGAAAAGTTATATGTCCCAGTGGATAATTAACAGAATATGTATAATTGCCACTTCCTGATGGTGCTGGTAAGAATGTGCTATTAAGATAAACTCCAGAAAAAGCTATTGGAGAAGTATTTAGTCCTGACGCTACCGAACCATATGGATTATATGATATGGATGCCGGATTATTTAACGATGAACTATTCTCATATACCCAATCTTTTCTTGGGGCTTCCCAGGTTTTTGATGGTTTAGATGGCTCGTTAACATTTTTCATAATATGAAATCCAGTGCCTTTAGTGGCACTAATACCAGAAGTTGGTATATTTACATTAACAAATCCTCCAATTTGTAAAAATGACCAGTCTAAAAAGCTTTTAAGATTATCTTCTAATCCTGATAATCTATCTTTTTTACCTATTGATTGTACATGGTTAAACTGTGTTGTCATATATTCTTCTCAATAGATTGTTGAATGAGTTTATATATTTTGTCTTCTGAACGATTAACCGCTCTTGTTGTCCAGTTATCGTCTTGTGATCCTGCGAACTCTGGAGGAACTCTCCAATCACTATCTGACGGCACCATAATTCCTAAACCAGATCTAGAGTATGGAGATGGGCCATATTTGACTTCATAGTTTTTAATTATTGGAGAATTGTTTTGTAATAATAGCCACTCTAACCACGGAAGAGTATAGCCTTTAACATCTGATACATTAGCGATGTCTTGATATATAACCCCATTAAGATCACTAGATTTCATCATGGTTAAAACAAATCCACCACGTAATCCATTTTTATTGGCTGTAATAGGAATATCAGCCACAGTTATAGTATTAACCAAAGCATCAACCACTCTTTGAACAACAGATGAATTAGGTATTCCAAAATCTGCCTTAAGCTTACCAGACATTAAGGATCCGTATTCTGGTTCTTGTCTTAAAGATTCTGATACGATATCTTTAGCGCCGTCTATAATCTTGTTCATGGACTTTTTAATAGCCCCACTAATAACATCTTTTATGCTATGAATAATAGCGGAGGCTATCTGACTATTGTTCTCTAGTATTGTAATATCAAATCTCATTTTCTGCTCCATATCGTAGCTATATATCTATTGTCCCCAAATCCTATAGGTTCTGGATCACCAGCTCTTTGGTATACGTAATTACCATACTGTTCAAGAGTAGTGTCTACAACAATATCGTTGGCGTTTCTAATTTTAGGGAGTAGAGTTGTATGACAAATAGTTTGAATTGTTCCGGCTGGAATATTGAGCGTTTTGGATGATAGATTTACAAAATATTTACTATCAAAAATACAAGCTAAAGATACAAGCTCAGAACTATCACTTAACATCATACCCATGCCCATACATACTGGACAAATTGATCCTTCTGGAAATGGATTAGATCCTGTTCCGTTGTAAATATTTGAGGATAGTTGGGATATCGCATCGAACACACAATTTGGACAAAAGGTAGAGTTTTGTTGTCCAGAGTATCTTAATCGGCATTGAACAGTAAGCGCTGTTTGTTGTAATAGTGCATCTATGGCATTATTAAATAATCCTTTAAATTCTGGAGAAATTATATTGATATATGGATTATTGCTCATGACGACCTGATTCCATAGAATAGTGGAGACTCTTGTCTTATCTCATATCCAGATTCAAATAGTTTAGAAGAATATGCTATATTCTCATTTTTTATGATAACATTTTGAGCACCAGTGTCTCCGGGTGCTGGAGTAGAGAAAACTACTCTAGTAGGCGTGGTTATTGTTACGTTTGATCCATATTTAAATTCTGCAAATAATATCATTATATTACTCTGATAGGGCTGCGTATGTTATTATTAGTTTCCAAGAATCTATTAGTCCTGATCCTATTGGGTCTGTGTCTTTGACTATGAGATTCCAGACTCCAGTTACAGAAGTGCCTAAGAGCTGTCCAAAACCAGATACTAAAGTTTCATCGCTATAGTTTATAATATCAGTTTTAGGATATATATTAGCCAATCCACCATTAGATATATTATGCAAATATCCTGAAGGATTAGCTTTGTTTGAGAACATAAAGCTAAAATTATTATTAAATGACGGTATTTTACTATTAGCAGATAATAATACCGTGTCTCCGGAAGGAGGACTCAGCATCAACCATAAATCGGATGGGCTATTGTGCTGAAGCTTATTGATTGCTATCTCTATATTCTCTATCTCTCTTGTATCAGTAGTAATAACAGAACCGCTTACTGTTGCTAGATCTGGTATATTTAATCCACTACCAGTATATACTACTGAGTATATATCTAGATTTAAACAATCTTCTGGTAAACACAAATCTTCAACTTGACCAGATGTTATGGTTGGAGTTGGCGTTATACCAGGAGTAGTACCTGGAATAGTAACTGTTGGAGTAGTTAAATCTATACTAGGATCAGAATTAACTGGACAAGAGTCTAATCCGATGTTTCTTTTTGCTAAAGTAATAACTCCGGTAGCCAGTCTTATGTTTCGTAGTTTATCTCCAACAGTAATAATATCTAAATCATAAACAGCAGTATTAAATACAAAATCTTTTGTTCTATTTGCTGCTAGTCTAAATCTAATAGATCCAGTATTATCTCCAACCATAGACCAGTCATTAATATCATAATTTGCATTAGCACCACTAGAAAAAACCTCTTTACTAGCCCCATCGTCAGTAAGCCATTGTAAAACTATACACTTGGAGCTTAAATCAATAGGCCTATTCTCCTGATCATTATATTGAAAATTTAATACGAAATCAGAACCTTGTTCTATGATAAAATTGTAATTAGCAGCTGGCATAATATTCTTTCTATATCATATCTCGACCACGGTTGTCGGAATAAAGGGAACGAGGGTCAAATTTATTACCAACAAACGGACTAAGAATTGCTCTAACGGCCGAAGCTTCTCTAACGTCCCAATGAGATGTTAGCTCTTCATATGCTGCACAAGGGCCTTTATCTAAAATTAGATTGAATCCAGATAAACTACCCGCAACAGATAGTTGTGCTGGGCCTAGTGCTGCCCTAATTCCCTCAAGAGCAGCTTTTGTTCTTAAGGTACTTTGATCGATAATACAAGCGGCTTTTAGTCCCACAAGACTAATAAAAATACTATCATTATTCACAGTTGGATCTGGAGAAATGTTCGGATTAGTAACATCAATAGTATATGTTTGATCTAAAACAATGTCAAATTGAACATATTTAGATGCGACAACTATAGTTTGAAGAATTCTTTCGTCACTATATGTTGGACTATCACTTAAGTCATTAATTAGTGTTCTAACAATAATAGGAATTTCAATATTCCAACTCATATTTTGACCTTTTTATAAGGATAGAATGTCTAGTCTTTAATACACCTTATAGTGAAGGGGATAGATTTTAAATTAAATGGCTAACTTAGAAGTTCCCATAATCCAGTATTCTCATTTAAGGTATGATCATCTCCAGGACAAGGAGGAACAAAAGCTCCTTCTGGAGAGTTAATATCTTCTCTAAAAATATAACCTATGCCAGCATAATTCATACGATAAGGAGTTTCTCCATTAATATGTGTGGTGTGTATACTTTTAAAAAAATCAACTAATAAAAATAAATAGTTTTTATATTACTGAAGCCTCTATAAAAGCTTGATCTATCTGTTGTTCGCTAAGCCCTAATGACTGAGCTAATGGAACTAACCAAGGATGATTGCGTTCTATATATGGGGCATATTCCCATTCTACCCTAATTAGATCGCGTTGTAACGGATCTTCTATAGACTCAATTTGAGCTTCTACCTGAGCTAATGAATAGCCGTTCTTAACGAGCCACATGCGAATCTGTCGAGCCGAGATGGATCTTGGAATATTAGTAACATGCGGAGGAGCTTGTTGAATTTCGAAACTACCTAAAACACGGTGATTTTCATGATCTATCGTATATGTTGGACCAACAAGAACACTATTATCTGGGATTTCAGGACGCTGTTCAACATAGGGATAAAATTTAATTCCCGGATTTCCGCTCCAGGATAAATCTGCTAGTTGTTCAGACTCAAGAGCAAAAAAATTAGAAATATTCTTGTAAGAATTTGGGAGGGTGGTGTGTTGCTTAATTATTTGTTCGTTTTCTATTTCTATGTACATACTTTTTCCTTATAATAATATGATCCTTTGCGCAGGGCCAGAACTTGCAGATGCTGAAATTATAAAGTTTGCGTCCAGAGATCCATCAGAGTTTAGCCTAGCTATCTTATTCCTAGAAGTTTCATTATAACTAGAGAAGTTGCCTCCGCACATTATTTTTCCATCACTTTGAATAGCGATGGTGTTTACAGAATCATTAAATCCAGTTCCAACATTAAAAGAAGAATCTAAACTTCCATCTACGTTCAAGCGAATTATGTTATTTCTTGTTGTCCCGTTGTAAGAGGTGAAGCTTCCGACACATATTATTTTACCATCGCTTTGAATAGCTATATCATTCACCACCTCATTAAATCCGCTTCCCACATTAAAAAAAGAGTCTATAGTTCCATCATTGTTGAGACGAGCAACACATTTTGTAAAATTTCCACCTATGATTATTTTTCCATCACTTTGAATAACAACTTTATATATCGTGCTCAAAACACTAGACAATAAACAATTAAAAGAACTGTCTACGCTGCCGTCAGGATTGAGACGCACTATATCTTCTCTGGATATTCCATTAAAAGTAGAAAAACCTCCTGCACATATTATTTTTCCATCACTTTGAATAGCCAAACTCAATATCTGGCCGCCATTGTTGATATCAAGTCCACTACCGGCGTTAAAAGAAGAATCTACAATTCCATCAGAGTTAAAACGAACAATGCCAAAAACATATGCAGTACTAAGACCGATATTGTAGCTCTCGAAAGATCCTCCACATACTATCTTACCATCAACCTGTCTAACTAAAGCATAAACAGAAGAAATCTCAACATGACTGTAATAATAATTTCTAATCCCATAAGAATTAATGCTATAAATACCATAATAATAACCAAATGAAAAACTAGTAAAAGTTCCTCCAAATATTATTTTACCGTCACTTTGAATAACTATTCTATTAACGGTGTTACTGAGCCCAAAGTCAGGCCCAGGAAAAAAAGTCAAATCCAAATTTCCGTCTGAATTTAATCTAACTACTCTTCTTAGCATAGTTCCGTTATAAGAGCCAAAACCTCCGCCGCATATTATTTTGCCGTCACTCTGAATAGCGATAGAGTTTACCGTGCTGGAAAATCCGATGCCAACATTAAAAGAAGAATCCAAACTTCCATCTACGTTCAAGCGAATTATTCTATTTCTTGTTGTTCCGTTGTAAGAGGTGAAAGTTCCGCCGCATATTATTTTGTCGTCACTTTGAATAGCGATAGAGTTTACCGTACCGGTGTTGAACCCGCTACCCACGCTAAAAGTAGAATCTAGCGAGCCATCAGAGTTGAGGCGAACTATCCTATTTCTTGTTGTTCCGTTGTAAGAGGTGAAAGTTCCTCCGCATATTATTTTGCCGTCACTTTGAATAGCGATAGAGTTTACCGTACCGGCGTTGAACCCGCTACCCACGCTAAAAGTAGAATCTAGCGAGCCATCAGAGTTGAGGCGAACTATCCTATTTCTTGTTGTTCCGTTGTAAGAGGTGAAAGTTCCTCCGCATATTATTTTGCCGTCACTCTGAATAGCGATAGAGTTTACCGTGCTGGAAAATCCGATGCCAACATTAAAAGAAGAATCCAAACTTCCATCTACGTTCAAGCGAATTATTCTATTTATTGTTGTTCCGTTGTAAGAGGTGAAAGTTCCTCCGCATATTATTTTTCCGTCACTCTGAATAGCAATAGCATTTACATTAATATTAAATCCAGTACCAACATTAAAAGAAGAATCCAAACTTCCATCTACGTTCAAGCGAATTATTCTATTTCTTGTTGTTCCGTTGTAAGAGGTGAAAGTTCCGCCGCATATTATTTTGTCGTCACTTTGAATAGCGATAGCGGTTACAGAACTATCAAATCCGCTTCCCATGGCAACAGAAAAAGAAAAATCTGGCTCTGAGTTAACTGTGTTAGAGTCAAATCTAACTAAACTAGAGCATGGCAGTTGCATGGAATCAAATTCCCCCGCAATAAGCATATTAAACCCAGCAGAAGACTTACTGGATCTACTGGCTATTTTATAGGACATGCCACTAAACATTAGTAATTCTGCCCTCCAACAAAGCCTAGCCACGAAGTTCCGTTGTTCACTGATAAAAAGCTAAATGTGTCTATTTTACCATTTACGCTAGTTATGTTAGGAGCCGTGCCAGCTTGCCACTTCACGCTATTAGGCCAGGATACACTTCTTGGCGTTCCGTCTGCTGTAAAAATAATAGTAAAACCAATAGAGACTCCAGAAGTTGACGGAACATTTGATATGGTAAGAGTGTTGATATTGGAATTAAGAGCACAGTTAAATAAATTACAAGTATCTAGATTTATAACTAGGGTATTTGATGAAATACTGATAGCTGAAACCGTTTCCGTATATCTATTAGATACGTGTAAAGATTCAACCACGAAATTCCCAGTAGGAGAAGGTGTTCCTCCTGTTGCTGTAGAATTTATGGTGTAGATTGCATTAGAAGAAGATATTGTAATACCAGATCCGGCCACAATATTAGTTACTGGTAATAGTCCACTCACACTACTATTAAAATCTGTTATATTAGATGAAGCTAGGTTTATACTACCTAAACTAGTCCAGTTGGATGCTCCGTCCCCAATTTTAAAAATTTTATTGGTCAGATCGTATCCTGGCTCACCACTAGCTAATACTGGATTAGCAGAAGTCCATGCTGAAGCTGTCCCTTTGCGAAATGTGATCAGATCATTTACGGCCATCTTTAAGTATTATTCCTGAGAATTGGATGTATTAAATCATAATAGTTAATTATACGCCCCAGACAATACCAAAGCCACTATAAAAGAACAATGGTTCTAGGGTATTAAATTAGGATCAATAGTAGAATAGGTTGCTATGTAAATATCATAAGAATCAGAATATGGTGTTACAGGGTCCGAGGGGGTGGAGAAATCACTATTCCCAGCTTCAGTGACAGCACAAACTTTAAAGATATATGGTATAATTCCTAAATTATAAACTGTAAAATTTCTAGTAGTAGATATATCATCAGCAAATAAAATAATAGATTCGCTGGTTGTGGTCCATGTCGCCCCACTATCAGAGCTATATTGTACAATATAATCAGTAATGGATGAGCCTCCGTCGTTAGGAACGTCCCATCTTAAGTCAACAGACTCAATACCGGGAATTCCAACAACATTGGTTGGACTATCAGGGATACTAGGAATTGGAGTAAAAGAAGAACTAGGATTGGAGAAGTTGCTCATACCAGAAGATGATACCGAAGATATTGTGAAGATATAGCTGGTATTATTTGTTAATCCATCAACAGTAATAGCTAATCCTGTAGAAGCATTATGGTTAAATTCTGTCCATGAAGATCCTGTGTCAGTACTATATTTTATGATATAGTTTTCTATATCTGTAGTATCACTTATAGACCAACTTAAATCAATAGTACCATTAGCAGGAATTCCACTAATAGAATTGGGTATGGGTTGATCAACGAAGTCTATTTCTGGCACCATATGAAAATCACTAAAAGAAGTAGTTCTACAACAAATTTTTCTTAAAGAATAGTTTGGAGCATTGGGGCCGGTTAGTACTGTTACATCAGAAGTAACTCCGGAAGAATTGGTATGAAAAATTCTTGTTTTATCAAAAACTGATTGTGTAACAGAGGCCGGTAGTGTGAAGCAGGTGTCTATACTACCAGATATAGAAGAATTAGTACTAATATTATATTTGCCTAAATTATTACTTAAGCTAAAATTAGCAGGAAGTTTCGGGTCTTTTTGTGTAATCGGAGTAATTGCGGTTATTCCAGCTGATGACACATTACTATAATTCACAACGATATTAGTATTATAAATTCTGTCACTAACTGGAGTTGTTGAGACATTGGATCCGACAACAGTCGTTGGCTTCAAACTAACTGGCCTTATAGTACCATTACCATTCTCATCAGCATAAACAGGAGCTGGGCGAGTATTACTTTGTGTACCATAAAGCCAATAGCCTTTATTTGTTCCTCCTCCTTTATAATAGCCCGCTTTGTACCATTCATTTTCTGTTGGGATATGATATTTTGCTCCACTGTTTTTAACTACAGCATTACCACTAGTTCTTCCATTTAGAGTGTATGCTCCTCCTTCTGTAGTTCCACTATTTTGTGCGCCTGTCGGTTTATTATTATGAAGCCAGTTGCAGTATCTTGCTGAGTGTAGCCAATTCAACAATACCGCTGGTTTATTGCCGTAATTCGTTTTTACGCTATAGACGTAATTACCACTAGAGCCACTACGGATAATTCCTGCTCTAGCGTCACTATTCATCGAAGTTGTATATACGCTATATGTATCAGTCTTAGCAATAGCATTTAAAAATTCTACATATTCATTATTAGTTACATGGTATTTATTCATATAATAAGAATAGCTAACTGCTCCATATCCAGTAGTATCAGCAGAATTATTGATATCTCCAACTAAAACAAAATTATTTAAGGAGTATTCATTAGATAAACTGGCTACACGGAAACCAACAGTTGACCATGTTGAAGTTATTGTATAAGAAAAACGAAATTTTGAAGATTCATCATTAGTATAGTAATCGTCCCAGTCTCCGCCTCTTAAACCTCTTTGCGCACTAGCCGTTCCATTTAAATCATTCCAAGTATATGCATTACCGGTCATATCAAAACAGCCATAATAGCTTGGTCTACCATTTGTTCCAACAGTTGTTAAATGACGAGTAATACCATTCCAAATAGCAAATCCAGTATTTGCGCCATTAAAATCTGGTAACAAACTATTTCTAATAGTAAGTTTATTATTTTTGAAAGAAAATTTATTTCCAAAAGTATATAATGAGGCCATAGTTTTTACCTATATTTTTGAATAATAATAATTATGGTGTTCCGCCATCGATGACACAGTAGTAGAGGGTTGTTGGGCTACCGGCACTGGTGCCACTAATACTACTTAGCCCAGCGATACTATTAGTTGATGACCCAAGATTCACAACTGTACTACCAATAGTTACTCCGCTACTAGCTAGTTTGGAAACTGCGATAGCTGCATTACTAGCAATATCAGAGTTTGTAATACTTGCTGAAAGATTCAATTTGCTATAAGAGATGGCGGCAGCACTATTGATATCAGCATCAACGATAGTATCATTTGCAATCATTGTACTTGTTACTGTACCAGTATCTGTTGTATATACTCCGTTAGTAACAGTACTAGCATTGCCGCTTAATGATCCAATAAAATTACCACTAGTATAAATATTACCACCAGTGAATTCCCATCTATTTGATGATGTATTCCATACAAAAGATTTTGTATCACTACCAGTATAAACTTCCATACCTCCGGTATTAAGACCACTAGCATTGACTCTAATAATATTATCACCAATTTCTACAGTAGTACTGTTAACTGTTGTAGTAGTACCTTGTACTACTAAATTTCCACCAACAGTAATGTTTCCAGTAGTAGTAATAGAATTAATAGAAGTAATATTCTTGTTAGAATCAAGCACCAAAGCCCTTCCTGCACTAGCAGTTCCGGCAGATACTCCAGATAAATATGCTAACTCATTAAGAGATACAATAGCTGAAGCGTCTGAAATATTACTCCAACTATGAGTATGTCCTACCAAAGACACACCAGTTGTGTCGATATACATCTTATCATAAACACTATCATAAGTAAGAAGTATGCCCGTTCTACCAACAACCTCTGTTGTGGCGATATTACCCAGGTCCGTAATTAGAGAGCTAGGAATCCCGGTAATCGCAATGGTATGGCTGCCAGCGTTATTTACTACTCCAATACCACTAGTACCAGTTAAACTCTTTACTCCTATAAGTCCACTTACTACACTATTAAAGTTTGTGATATTAGCTGCTAGATGAGTATGTCCGCTAACACTAACAGGGACATTACCAACCTGTAAAGAGCTAAAATTACCAGTACCATTAGGAATTGTTATAGAACCGGTGAATGTCGGACTGCTGAGAGGAGCGTAAATACCATTTACTAAACCACTAACAGCACTATTAAAGTCTGTAACATCGGTAGACTGGATAGAAGGATCACTTAAACTAACTGTAACAACTTTAGATGTATTATTATAACTAACTGCTACTCCACTAACACCACTAATAGTAGATCCAACAACATCTTTTACAGCATTGGTGTCTAGGCCCTCTGAGGATATTACAAATCCTTTGTCTCCGGTTGGAGTAACAGATATATTGGTTCCAGCAACTAGACTTTTAACTGGTAATAGTCCACTCACACTACTATTAAAATCTGTCACCTGAGAAGAGCCAATACCCGTAACAGCTATTCTTACAGGGATACCGGAGTTTGATGTGAAACTAACCCCAATACCACTAACTCCAGTCAGATCATTAGACGATGGTAATATTGAGGAATATGCTAAACTATTCCATGAGGTTAGACCATCACCTATCTTGTATCTTTTTGTGTCTGTTTCAAAACCCCATTCACCAGCACTAAGAGTTGAATTGGCAACTCTCCATTCGCTTGCTGTGCCTCTACGAACTTGAATTAATGTTTGAACAGACATTTGTCATCTCCTAATAATTATTATGGTGAACCACAATCAATACTATATTGGTCTATAAAGTTACTTAAATAAGAATCTAAACCTAAAATATCACTAGCATATACAACAGTACCAGCATATCCAACAGTAATATCTACACTTTTATCTGAAGAAGTCTCAATAGTCAAATTATTAAAAGTATTAGCTATAGCAGTTTCTATTTCGAGAGTATGCTTAGTATCAAAAATTTCTAATGTAAAATTGCTCATGTGTTATCACATTCCAAAAGATCTGTAGATTGACTAAATCTCTTGCCGATAGTTGCTGTTCCAAAAAGTAAACGACTAATATATTTGCCTCCACCAGTATACAAATCGTCATCGCTTTGTAATTCTAGGTCATACTTAGCCGTATTAAAAGCAAAAGAATTGGTTGTACTAGCTGGTATAAGCAGAGTCAGTTTACCTAGCTCTGGTTCTATCGTAAATTTATATACGGTATAATCTAAATTATCTGTAGTAAAAGCCTGTGTAATATTAGTGTTGGTTTTCCAGGTTAGTCTAGCACACCAATTACTTAAATTAATAATGTTGCCATTCTCATCTTTATAGACTAATGTTAATCTAAAAGACGAACCTTGTTCGATAATAAAATCGTATTTACTAGCTGCCATAATCTGCCCTAAATAGATTTTTATGTAAGATATTCATAGTTTAATACACCTTGGAACTATAACTATGCTGAAAAGCATATGTATAAAAAAAAAGACAGGCCAGCGAATACTGGCCCATCTTCTTTTGATTAATTATTGACGATCACTAAATTATAGTGCGCCAACGAGAACTCTGCGGTTGTCAAGAACAGCAAAGCCTAGTTCGGCCCAGCCGTAGAAACCAGCTCTCTTCTGACGATGTAGTGTATCGTCTTCAAAGATCTGAACTTCTTGACGAACTGGCATAATGAAGCTGTCTCTCTTGCGAAGATCAAGACCAACAACAACTTCGGTCTTACTTCCTGGAAGACTTGCTCCAAGCGTGTTGGAATAGAACAACTGATACTGTTGTCCAACACCTAGTTCATCTAGGTCATGAAGATTGACACCGAATACTCTGTTGAGACTGCCATCGGCAGCTGTGTAGATTTCTCTACGAGTAACTTCGTCAACCTGATCAAGACCCCAGTTACGAATATCTTCCATAGCTTCTGGAGAAACATAAAGATCTGTTAGGAGACCTCTATTGGCACTGGTACTGTTACCACCACCATTTCGACGCATAACAGTCTTCATGAGACTCACTAGTCTCTTTGTGAACTGACTTGAGCTTGCATCACTATCATATACTACGATGTTGCGATCAACACCAGCAGCCAAGATAGTGTGCCAGCCGTCGTCATTCATCTTCTTAACGAAAGAAGCTTCTAGAACTTCCATAGCACGACCAACAACGTCCCAACGAGCATCGCGGGCATACTTTAGGAGATAGTCGATGGATGCACCAACATCATATGTTGGGACCATGACGTAATCGCCTTCAACATGGCGCTCTGGAATATATCCATGGTTGGGGATTGTATAGGCAACAAAGTCTTTTTCTGTGCCAGGAGCTAGAAAATCAAGAGGAAACTCTGGAGTAGCACTTTGAGCTAATTGAATTGGCTCGAAAATACCGTCTAGGATATCTCCACTTAAAACTCCTCTGCGAAGAGGTAGTTCAAGAGCTTTTGCAAATTCAGCATTAGCAGCAAGAGCGACCTCTCTATTTGGCGAACCAGAACGAACAAGAAGATCTGTTAACTCTGGTGTTGGTTGAAATCTTTCGGTTTTGGCTGACATGTGTTTATCTCCCTGTTATTGAAAAATGATTAAAGGTTAACTGATACTTTGACGTAGCCGTCGGTATCTTTGGCGCTAAGGAATTGACCAATCTTAACAGCATTCGTACTACTTGTTCCAATCAAGCCACTAGCACCAACATAAGCATCAGCACCAGCAGAAGGAGTGATAGCAGCAACTAACATATTTGTTGTAACCTGACCAACACGAAGCACGGTGACCTTGCCACCAACTTGTGTCTCGTCTTTGTGCCAGTTGATGTGCTGTCTGGTTAGATCAAGGTTAACAACATCATTCAATAGTAGGCCAACTGGCTTGGCGCCAGAAGCAACCGCAGCATAAGCAACAACAGCATTAGCGTCGTCCATTGAAACGCCAACACCACTGGTGGCTGTTACAACACTGACAACACCACCACGCTCGGCTGTTGTGTTCATGAAAAAGGAAACATCAGTTAAAAGTTCAACACGATCTGGTTTTAGAGCCATTGTAAAATCTCCATTAAAAGTGAGTTATTTGTTATTCTTTTTGCCTAGTTTGCTACATACGAATTCGACCAAAGCAGCTCTTGTTGAATCCACTTGGGATTCTGTTTCGCCGCCGACGCTCAAATTAACAGACTCATCTTCTTCAGCCTGCTCCAAAACCTGGGAATCGGCATTATCAGACGAGGCTTTGGGCTTATCTTTCTTCTCTTTGTCGTCTTCCTTATCCTTCTTGTTTAACCAAGGAGGTAATTTGCCAGCAAAGAGTGATGTCATAGCCTCAAAAGAAACATCATCAAGAGACTCAAATTTATCTACTGTAGCAGAGGCTGCTTCGTTATCAAAGCCAACCTCAACAAGAGAAGCCATACGTTTCATTTTCTTTTCTTTCTTGGCCATCTCTTCTTCTTTCATTTTATAGCCAGCAATGACTTCATTGGCGGCATCAAGCTCAGACTTGACTTTTGTCATTTCTTCGTCTTTAGCTTTCTTTTCTTCGTCCATTTTCTTAGCAGCTTCAGCCAACATTTCTGTTTGAAGCTTCTCGATTTCTTGTGCTAGTAATTGTGCAGCCTGCTCTTTGATCTGAGCAATTTCACTGTCTTTGGCAGCAACAACTTCTGCAAGCTCTGCTTGTAGTTTTTCGTTTGCTGTTTTAAGTTCAGTTACTTGCGCAACGACTTCTGTTGTAGTTTCTGTATTTGCCATTACAACCCCTTCTTTAGCTGCACTCATAGTTAAAATCTCCGAATTAGTATTGGATTGAAAATTTAATACACCTGAATTGACAATTTCTTCATTTTTTTCTTCAAAATTATCAATTATTGTTTCTGGTTCTGGTTCTGATTTAATAATCATATTCTTAGAAAAGATTATACTATCTTGATTAGCTGGTTTGTCAACATAACCCTTACCAGTAAAGGTAATATTTCTTAGAACTCTACCTATTTTATAGTCTTCATGTTCACCAAGACCACCATATGCTCGCAGGTACTTTGTTAGGTATGCTGTTTCATTATTTCTGCTAAGAATTTTGTATTCTCCGCTAGCTTTATTTAAAACACCATAATCAAATCCCTTAAAGAAACATTCCATACTAACGTACTTTGATCCACTTTCGATTTCTGCAATCAGCTTTTCTGATCTTTCTCTGAGTTCTGGAGTAGTAAAGCCCTTATAAATAACAGAACCAGTTAATATATGATATTTTTCTGGTAAATTATCTACCGGAGTATTTTCGTCGATTAGTATGCCATCTTCTGTAATTGGCCAATTAGAAATAATATGACCAATAATAGTTTCTTCATTGTGTTCGAGATTGGTAGGCTTATGTTCTGGAGTATTCCTAGCATTCCATACTTCTAGTTTATCAAATATATCATCATTTTTATTCCATGATGACGATACTAGAATGGACTGAACATAGTATAAGTCTTCATCGCTAAACGACGCTATGCTCTTTAGATATTTAATATCCTTATTAGCTCCGTTGTATGGCAGTGCCACACTAGCATAAGAAATTGAGGCGGATGCTTGAAGAGCCGAAGCTAAACCATCTGCTTTTTCTTGTTCAAATATTTGCATAGTTTTTACCTTAGTTATTTGGCTGACTGGTTATACACCATATCATAGAAAGAAGCCTTAGCTTGTTTGATTTCATCAACTGTTAATTCTCTGTTTATATCTATCGAAATTAATTTTAACCAACTATAATAGTTATTAATTAAATTATGGTCAATAGGTTCACTTATCTGTTTAACTATTTCTGCTTCACTAATATTAGAGTATGGATTAAATTTAAACAATATATTTGTTTTTAAGTCTTCTAATTGTTTATTTTCTATATTGGATAAGCTACGAATATTCTTTTTATTAAAAAACTCTAGTAATATTGGGTTAATAATTTCGCCAATATCTTCTTGTGCTGCTGTAGCCCACAATCTTAATGAAGCACCTGTTCTTGGACTGAATGTTCTGTCTTTTCGTTTTTCACTATCTTTAGATAGTTTGGGTCTTCCTTCTCCAGCTTCTTTAGGAAGCTTGTCTGGTGATGGATTAGTTGATCCCGGCGGCATTTTAGGAGGAGTTAAGGCTTGTTTTAATTCTAGAGCATTTTTTTCTCCAGACTTTTTAGGATCTAGCTCAAGACCAACTTGACTAGGAGCAGCTATACCAAGCTGTAAAGAAATTTTACGCAAAGCGTTTTCAAATTGTGGATCATGCCATGGTCCAGATTTTGGTATCATCCTTTCAGCTGCCCTATCTCTGCTTTCACGATTAAGTCTTGATCTCTCAATGTCTGGATCAAAACCAAATCTTGTTTGCAACAACTCATCGCTAATAACATTTCTGTCAGCTAGTTGTATTAGTAATGCCTTTTCGCTATCTTCGTTACTAAGATCCATTCTATCAAATTCAATTTTAGCAGGATATTTGAAACCCATTGCTTTCTGTACAATTGCAATTTCTTGTTCCCAAAATTGTATTAAAACATCTCTGCCATATTGTAGTCTTTGAGTGAGGGTCTTTAGAGAAATGAAATTGTTTGTTGTTCCAGCAGCACCAAACGTTCCTGTTAGTGTTGGAGGAATTCCCAGGCCAGCATATACCGAATTCAAGTGAGGAATATATTTACCCTCTCCAAGAAAATTGTGAACGTTAGTATTTGATTCGACCAGTTCAATATCTGGCCCCCAAATCAAGTCCATAGTACCACCACCAACGTTATTACCTAAAATACTAGCTAGTTTAGCAGTAGCTGCTCTGGTTGGCGCTATTTTATGTTCTAGACTACCTAGTTTGAATATGCGAATATTGCTAATTGCTCCGTCGAGAGCAGCCATGTCTGCTAGTTTAAGCTTTTCAATAACAGTAATATCATCCATGATAGCATAAATCATAGGATAGGCCCATGATTGCCAATCGTCTTTCTTATAATGAAAAACTAGAGTTTTATTAGGATCAAGAGGATATGGCTTCTTAGCTTTTGCTGCTTCTATAATCTGTTCTGGTAATCCTAAAACAACAGCTTTTTCAGCTTCTGTTTTTGGACTATTAATAATTCTTCGTAATGATGGTGGTAATTGTAATTCGTAAGTCTTGTTGCTAACAAATGAAGATAATGCTCCAGCAGCAACCTCGACACAAGCAGGGTCAATAAATGTGTATTTCCAAGGAATCTCTCTTTTTTCTACAGACACTTCTGGAAGATCTGCCAATTGCATATCGGCAGAACCCAAAGCCCTATAAAGCTTATCTGCAACCTTAACGCTTATTTTTGCTGTTCTACGATCAATAACGATATTACCGCTTTTGTATATATTATTAAGAAATCTTTCGCTACGATCTTTGCCACTAATTTTTTTAAACCACTGCCTATAAAATCTTTCAATTCTTTTATTTCTGTGAACTAATCTGATGCCTTGACTAGCAAAATCACCCATCAAATCTATAACATTTTTAACCAAGCCCACACGTTGATAAACCTCATCTGCTCTGCGCAAGATGGCTTTTATTTGATTAGGAGGAGCTTCTTGTGGACGGAAAGTATAGTAATCTGATTTGGTTAAACCTGGACGACTTCCTGTTTGACCATCTAAATTAGAAAAGTCTAAGCTATATCTTCTGCCACCAGCAGCAACAGCTCTTTCTACTAAGGTAAATTCGTCTAAAGATGAAGCAGATGCTTTTAGAGCTTCCTGCTTACTGGCCAAATCATCACCCCATGTGACATACGCATCCTCTGGGATAATATTAGCGTCTTTAATAATTTCGTTTTTTGTTTTTCTGTTAGCCATATTGTTATTTTATATTGTTGTGGTTTGTAGTATGTACTTGAGTCTTGATCCAGTGTTATCGAGTGGGAGAACATAGCCCAAAAATTCTAAGTAATTTCTAATTTTATCTTCGTATAGGTCTTGTTTTTCATAACTGTCAACAGAAAACACATGATAATAAATTGGTTTGCTCTCAGACGCATTATAGTATCTATTAAATCTATTAATCAGATTTTGTGTTTGACCAATTTTTAATAAATTACATTTTTCGTCAGAAAGTAAGTATAAATAATTTCCACCAATATAGTTTTTAAGTTTTTGTCTTTCAGGAGTAGAAATACAATAGGATAAATCAGAAAATTTATTAGATATTTGATCAATCAGCATATTATTAAATTTTACGTCTGTAAAACCTAACCATTCTTTTTTATCAACGCAATCAATAAATGAGGTACTAATAAAAACATTAGAAGAGGACCATCTATCAAAAATATCATTTTTTACAGCGATATTATTTTTACATTTTTGACAATAATTTGTGCGATTATTACTTGCGTTAATATTAAATTGACGACATAATCTACAATAATTTTTGTCTTTTACTATTTTCATAAAATCTAATCGTATTACGATGCAAACGGTAATTGTATTATAGTTCTTTATACACTTTTATCTATAAATTCCCGTATAAATATCATCATTGGCGCCAGATACAAACCAATCTGGACCCTTATATAACTTTCCATCACTTTTTACGGAATTACGAGCATCTGCACCAATCACATCATAGTCTACTGGCTTAAGGGCTCTATTAATTTGACGAGCTAACATATTGGCAATTAATAAGGCACTATATCTATCTTTTCTTAATCGGCCCTTTTTTCCATGAGATAGTTTAGTTTCAGGAGTATCCCATCTGTCTCTGGCGTTGGCGTTATTACTTGTTTGTGTCATAACAATAGTTGTTAATTCATTTTTAAGCTCTTCTATCTCTAAAATACATTCACTTAAACTATCATATAAGGCGGCACTTAGGTCGGTGCTGATAATATTTTTATTTTCTTGTTCTAATGCCAAACCAAGGGTTAAGTTGTCAAATTCTGGAAATAGTAATACTTTATCCTCAAAGTCTTTTCTCATACCATGATTAGCCTGACTAGTCCATTCTGCTTTGGCAAATTGAACCAGCTCTAAAATATGCAATCCAGTTTGATCATCAGTATCTTTAGATTTGTTATCATCTATCACCGGCCATATTAGATGCTCTCCGCCATCTATTTTTAAAGGATCATGTAGTCCTTCTTCAATAGCGACACCACCACCCTGAGCATCCATACCGATTCGTATAGGAGTAAAGGTCTTCATTAAATTACGAATTTTTCTACAACAGAATCCATAAAAATCATGTTCAGTAACCAAGCCTATTTTTTGTCTTTCCTTAAAATTAGCACGATTTGTTGTCCAGCAATAGACTATACGCGAATGTGTGGGATTAACCTCTAGTATTACTATACTGAAATTGTCTTGTTCGGATGCTGGGTCAATACCATAGATATATTGCTTATTAGGATCACCGTTAATTGCTGCTGAAAATTTAATTGGCTTACTGTCTATTATGATATTGTTATTAGATACGACACAATTTTCTATCAAGCTCCTTCTAAAGAATCCTTCACTATCACTAACAAAGCAGGCAGCATATTCCATATTATAAATACCGCTATGAATAGTAGCCTTAGCTCTTGAAACCTGTTTATCATCCATAAATCCTTTGGGTATTAGCTCATATGGCATTCTAATGATACTATAGTCTTTCCAATTAAAATTACTAGGAACTTCTCCTTTAAAAATTTCTTCTAGTTTTTTAGCATCCCCCTTACTCTCTATAATCGCTTTATATCTTTTCCAATATGATGCAAAGTGCTTGAATGCGTAATCTGCTGTTCCTGATATAATGGCCTGATTGCCCATCTTAACATTGAGTGCTTCTAGCTCAGTATTCCATAATCCAGCCTCAACCATCGCTGCTTTTTTGGCTTCTTCTTTTACGTTCTGTATTGGACTAGCCGATACTGCTGCGAATCCAGAGACTACGGTTTCATAAATATCTGGAGATATAGAGGCAAATTCGTCTGCAATAATAATATGTGCTCTTAGTCCTCTGATTTTACTTCCGTCACCCATGGGAATGGCTACTGTCCAACTATCTCCTAATCTCATTGTGCATCTATCAACATCTCGACGAGGACCATCATCCCCACCGCCAAAAATACTTCTTAATATGGGACTACTACGCCATATAGTTTCCATGTATTCAAAAATGATTTTACTTTGACGAAAAGCAGCACCAACTACTACTATTTTTGTTCCTGGATAAAATGTCATTCTGACAACACAGTATAGGGCTAGCAAGAAACTTTTACCCCACCCACGACTAGCAATATACATAGGAAATGGTCTAATCCATAGTTCTTGAAGAATAGTCATCTGTATTGGATGTAATTCTATACCGAACAACAGTTTACATGTGCCTCCAATATACTTTGGGTTTCTTAGTAGTTTCATTAAATGCAAATCTGGATTTTCTATATCCAGTTCGTTTCTATGAATCATAGGATTACTATCAATCGACAGAGTCGATAGGTCTCCTAATCCGAGCCATGCATTGTCGAAAGCTACGTTTTTAGACATTATTCTGTTTAACCACTTCTAAATAGTGAATCTTTTTAAGAATCATTTCTGCAAGCTTAGCAGCGTTTGTAGCATTACCACAAAAGAACACTTTGATATTATGAGACATCTCTAGCTCTAATATATTTTTAATTAAGAAAGCTGGACTAATTTTAATCTTATCCCACATCTTTTTGGGAACAGTAGATCCTATAGGATAAACTAGAAGGTCTTCTAGATCGAATTCTAGTAATAAAAATGCGTACTTGATATTGCTCATTCTCATTATTACATCTTTGAACCTGCTTTCTACAACATTGTTAGCAAATTCACTAGCACTCTTTTTTCTTTCAACACAAATTAAGTGCTCTAATCCTTCTATGCTATAATCTCCAGTATCTAGTTTTTTATTTGCTGTAGTATAAGACTCAAAAACCCAGGGTTGTTGTTCTCTTGTGTCTACAATAATAGTAAAGTTATTATAATGAGTCATTTTTTTTATCCGCTAATATTTTTAAGAATACTGCTTCATATATATGTTCTAATCCTTGGATTAGTTTGTGATGATAATAACATAAAGTAATTCCATTATTAACATCAAATCTCAAACCAGGAAAATTAGCCCAAGTTTTAATATGATGAGCATTTAGCCTTTTACGCATAGTACATCCTAGCCATTGGCACTGATGTTTGTCTCTTTTATATACCTTGGTTCTCCACTTTTTATATTCTGGATCATCAAAATTACGCTTAAACATATGAGTTGGTTCTATATTTAGAAATATCACTATCTACCATATCTTTGACCAGATCATCAAACGACACATTAGGAGACCACCCAAGCTTATTTCTTGCCTTAGTACTATCACCTTTAAGATAATTAACCTCACAGGGTCTATAGAACTCTGGATCAATAAATATGTAATCGGACCAATTTAAATTAACATAAGAAAATGCTTTTTCACAAAATTCTCTCACAGTATATGTATCTCCAGTACTTAATACAAAATCGTCTGCTTCATCTTGTTGTAGCATTAAAAACATGCCCTTGACATAGTCTCTAGCATGTCCCCAATCTCTACTAGCCTCTAAGTTGCCCAACCCAAGTTTTGATGCAGGTGATATTGATCCGGAAACAAGTTGACCGATAAAATTAGTTATCTTACGAGTAACAAAATTTACACCTCGTCGTGGACTTTCGTGATTAAATAAAATTCCAGAACAAGTATATAGACCATAAGCCTCTCTGTATATTTGTATCATTCTATGACTTGCCATCTTGGCAACAGCGTAGGGGCTTTGTGGTAAAAACTTAGTATCTTCATTCTGATATTTATTATTACCCACTCCTACAGAATAATTAGATCCAAACATTTCACTTGTGCTAGCCTGATAAAATTTTGTACTATTAGAAAACTTCCTGATGCTCTCTAATAAATTAATAACTCCTATAGTGTCAATTTCAAATGTTGTGGTGGGCTGATTAAAACTTGTCCCAACATGGCTTTGTGCAGCTAAATTGTAAAATTCATCTGGCTTATACTTATTGATAACTGAAATACATGAGCTGGGATCGGTTAGATCAAATTCTTCTAGGTGCAGATTTGGATTAGAAATGTGTGATATTCTTTCAAGATTAGAAGAACTAGATCGTCGATATAGTCCTATAACAGCATAGTCTAAATCTAATAATAGTTCTGCAAGATATGAACCGTCTTGTCCTGTTATTCCGCTTATCAGTGCTGTTTTATTCATTGTCCACACTTTCTGGGGTTAGTAGGGGTTTATCGACAACTCCGTCTTGATAGTTATGATATCCTTGTAGCTTATACTTAACTTTTTCTGTAGCCATGCTCAGAATTTCCATTTCCTTACCTTCTCGTTCTCTCACTTCTTCATCTTCTAACATTCTAATTAAACCGACCCAGCTACTTTTCCCGTCTTCAATTCTTTTAATTCTCTGCTCTCGGGTCGCCTTTAGATCTTTACTAATTTTCTGTTGTTCATTTAATAGCTTTGTATACTCATTGGTATAATTGGCAATGCTATTGCGAGCAAAGCTCAGTTGGGTTTCCAGATTTGCAAGTTTCGGAATGTCTCTTTCTGTTTCTGTCTTTTCATATTCTTTGTCTACTTGTTTCTGAAGTTTTTCTGTTTCAGCGATGTGTCTCTTACGCTCCTTCATGCTTCTGTTAATCAGAATATCTATGGTGATGAATTGTTTAATTTGTAGTTCTTCTGCTGGTAAAACGTCTTCTCTAAACTGTTTTATTAAACCTACCCACGTATCTTCAAAGTATTCAAGCTCTCCAGTGTCAACATCAAACTGTCTCTGTATTTCTCTCCAAAAAGTTTTCGTGTGAAGCTTGTGTTTTAATATTTCTGCATCATTATCTGACTCAACAATAGATAGTTGATTCTCAGAAACATATCTTTGTACGGGAGAGACAGTACGATTGAGGTTATCAGCTATCTGCTGTAAGCTTAATGTTTTGTAGTTCTCTCTGATATATTTTTCTTCGTCGAGGCTTAATTGTCCTCGTTTTCTTGGAATGTTGTTGGCTTCCAATTGTTTGTCTCCATTAAAGTAAAAATATGTTGTTGTAATTTTTTAAGTTCTAACTTAGAAATTTTGGCCCCATGTTTAAGTTTCAGATAGCTTTCACGAAACTCGCTTTGAACATGCATATCTAAAAATTTGATTAATTCTTGATTCTGTACGTTAAGATCAAAATCTGTTGGCTGTACAGACTGATGTAATGAGGTTTCTATATAGGATGGTTGTATAATATTTTTCTTAACTTCGTTACGTTTTGCCCAGGCGGCATATAAATCACAATCATGCTTATTGTTATACTTTTCACATTGACTCAATGATACTTTGCATGTTTTGTCAAAGAAAGGACAAGAATGACAGGGTTTGTCTGGTCGCTGATAGTTATTTCTCTTATAGTTAAATAGTCTATTGCGAACATGGGTCCATAGAAAATTCTCTAATGGTCTTTTATTATCATAGTTTTCCAAGCCTTCAAGAGCGAAGATTGCGGCTTGTTGTTTCATGTCCTCTACACTATGATATGCAAATCTAAACTTATTAGCTAATCTTTTGCTAATATTTTCTAATGCTTGTAAAAACTCTTCTGTTTTAACACCATTAGGCAAATCACTCTGAGGTTTTGTCTTGATTGGTTTCTGTTGTTTTTTCATCTAGTAGTTGCGCTATAGTTTTTGCGGGCAAAGACTCTAGATCTGAGGATACGTCCTCTATGGTGCCTGATGCCCTGACGTGCAATACAGAGTCGATAATATTATTCGTTTTGATATTTATTTTGTTCATTTTTTGTTGCCTCAAACTTGCCAACTCTTACTATAATATGTTCGTTGGACAAATTGTCAATTTATTAAACAAGATTTTTAAGGAGTTATTATGGCCAACTATAAAAAGTGGACATCTGCTGAACTGGACTACATTCAAAATAACCACACTAGTTTGTGTGACGAATTTCTGGCCGGATCTCTTAGTAAGATGACCGGAGAGAATATTACTACTGCTATGGTGCGAAGACAGCGAAGAAAGCTTGCTCTAAAGAAGAGTAGAGGTCGTCCTCGTAAAATTGCTAAGGTAGCTGATGGTGCTGTTCCGTCAGTTAATTGATCTATTTAAAAATAGTTAACAACCAGATAGAAGCTACCGGTTATTTAGGCTGGTAGCTTTTATTTTTGGAATATAAATTGTTTAAGTTGTATCGTAATACTATAATTCTTATTTTATCATGTAAAGGAAGCATCTTATGATGATTAAAAGCGCCCTGGTTCTTTTGGCTCTAGTGTTCTGTTCAGTTTCTTATGGTCAAGATGTAATATATCAAACTGTTCCCGTTCAATCCACCGTATACTATCAAGCTCCAAATGTTTCTTTTGTTCCAGTATTGGTGCAGAAAGAGGTGTTGGTCAATACTTGGGAATTTCGGCCAATAGTCATACCTAATTTTACGATTTATCAATACCAGCATATTGCTCCTGTATATTATCATAGACCTTGTTGGTTTCGTAATAGCGGACCATATTATATTACTAGTCCAGTTGTAAGTCCTTATAGGTATTAATAAATATAGAAGGATATAATAAGATTATGAAGATATTATTAACTGGTGGTGGTGGATTTTTAGGCCGATTTGTTTATCAGGAACTACTGAATAGGAATTACGGCCAAACCGATATATTTATACCACGAAAGAAAGACTATGATCTAACTGATTATAGCACTGTTAAAAAACTATTTGAAGAGCATAAGCCCGATACTGTGATTCATATGGCAGCAGAGGTTGGAGGTATCGGGGCGAATATGGCTAATCCTGGAAGATTCTTTTATAGTAATATGGTTATGGGATCTAATCTTATTGAGATGAGCAGGCTGTACGGGGTTAGCCAGTTTGTTCAAATTGGTACAGTATGTTCTTATCCAAAGTTTTGTGATGCTCCTTTTATGGAAGAGGATATTTGGGATGGATATCCTGAAGAAACTAATGCTCCTTATGGGATTGCTAAAAAGGCCTTATTTGTGATGTTGGAGGCTTATAAAAAACAGTATGGATTAAATAGTTGCGTAATAGTACCAACTAATCTTTATGGACCTTTTGATAACTTTGATCCAGCTTCTTCTCATGTTATTCCTGCATTAATTAGAAAATTCATAATTGCTAAAAAGCGTAATTTCCCAAATGTTTCTTGTTGGGGAGATGGATCAGCAACTAGAGAGTTCTTGTACGTTGAAGATGCAGCACGAGCAGTTGTTGACGGAATGGAAAAGGTTAAGGATCCCGGTCCTATTAATGTGGGATCTGGCAAAGAAATTAGTATTCTATTATTAGTTGACAAAATTAAAGAATTGGTTAATTATAGCGGAGATATTCTTTGGGATAGCTCTAAACCAAATGGACAGCCTAGACGAGTTTTGAATATTGCCAAAGCTAAGCAGCTATTAGACTGGGAGCCAAAGCAAGAGTTTATATCAGGATTAAAAAAAACCATAGAATGGTACTTAAAAACTAAATCATGTGCGGAATTGTAGCATACGTCGGAAAGAACAATTGTTCAAATGATATATTAGACAAACTATCGTCTCTAGAATATAGAGGATATGATAGTGCTGGGGTGTGTTATGTATGTGGCCCAGAATTTAAAGTTTATAAGTCTGTGGGACCGGTAGAGTCTTTAAAAAAACAGGCTGGTTCGTCCTTACTGAGATCGTACTGTGCTGTTGCTCATACTCGCTGGGCAACTCATGGAAAACCATCACTAAACAACTGTCATCCTCATGTTACTAGTGATCAGAGATTAGTATTAGTTCATAACGGAATTATTGAAAACTATAAAGAACTCAAGGCTGAATTAAGTCCGAAGTATACTTTCTCATCAGATACTGACAGTGAAGTTCTATTATATTTGATATATGATATTATGATCTCTAATAATCTGTCGTTATTTGAAGCAACTAAACTAGCCTTAGAGCAAGTTATGGGGGCTTATGCTATTGTTGTAATCGATAGGTATAGTACAGATACTCTGGTTTGTGCTAGGAAAGGAAGCTCTTTGATAGTAGGAATAGGAGATGGCGAATACTATGTATCCTCTGATAAAATGGGTATTGATCAGAAGATTACTAATATAGTATATCTTAAAGACAATAGCGTCTGTAAAATTAATGATCAAATTGTCACCTATGATATGACATGCGGAATCGAAGTAGACTGTGAAATAGAAAAAGTACTAGATCATAGAATGCCTTCTGATAAAGGGGATTATGAGTCGTACATGCTCAAAGAGATTTATGAACAGTCAGAAACAATAACTCAATGTATTACTGGGCGTATCTCTAAAGATAAAATTAAACTTGGTGGATTATTAGGATATGAAAAAGTATTGTCTTCAGCAAAACATATTACTATTGTTGCTTGTGGATCAAGCTGGAATGCTGGATTATTAGGCAAATACTATATTGAAGAATTAAACGATATTAAAGTTAGTGTTGAATATGCTAGCGAATTTAGATATCGATTAACAGCAATTAGTCCTGGAGATATTGTTATTGGAATTAGTCAGAGCGGAGAAACCGCAGATACTATTGCTGCTTTAGAAAAAGCAAAAGCTCAAGGAGCAACTGTCATTGGAATATGCAATGTTCCTAATTCAACCATGGCAAGAATGACTAACTGTGGCATATTTTTAAGGTCAGGAGTAGAAATTGGTGTTGCTAGTACCAAGACTTTTTTAAATCAAGTTTTGGTGCTTCTATTATTATCTTTATGGATTAATCAAAATCAAGAAAAATACAATATTGAGATTAGAAGAAATATAATTAATGAAATACTAAATCTTCCAAACTTAATTAAACAAACACTAGACTCTTCAGAAGAGATATGGAGTATTGCTGAGGAGTACTGTGATATTAAGAATTGTTTATTTCTTGGAAGAGGATACAATTTCCCTATAGCACTAGAGGGTGCTTTGAAGCTTAAAGAGATTAGTTACATTCATGCTGAAGGATATGCTGCTGCTGAAATGAAACATGGTCCTTTAGCTTTGGTTGATAGAGACACTCCAACAATTGTTATATCTAATAATATGGATCAGTATCAAAAATTACAAAACAATATTCAAGAAATAAAAGCAAGAGATGGTCAAGTAATTACTATAAGCAATCAACAACAAGATATTGCTGGAGATCATAATATTTATGTTCCTTCATGTATTGATCATGTGTGTCCACTAGTTTCCGTAGTTCCTCTGCAGTTGTTTTCTTATTATAGCGCAAAGCTAAGGGGCTGTAATATTGATAGACCAAGAAACTTAGCAAAAAGCGTTACTGTAGAATGAAAATATCAATATGCTCTCAAATAAAAAATAGACTGTATCAGTTTAGTAAGACTTTTTTAAAAAATATGGAGACTCTTGGACAATACCAAGATATTGAATGGATAATTGTGGACTGTGGATCAACAGATAACTTATCTGAATATATCGCGGAATATTTGGAAAAATATAGTTTTGTTAAATACTATCAAGCTCTTGATTTTAAGTATTCTATTCCAATAGCTAAAAATTTTGCTGTGCGATTTTCCTCTGGAGATTATGTTTTTAATTTAGATTGTGATAATTATTTAGATAATATAGTTGATGAAATAAGATCTTCTGATCAAGGAGTTCATTGTCATGAATATCTTAAAGGAACTCATGGAAGAATAGGAATGAGCAAAGAAATCTTTGTTAAGATAGGAGGATATGATGAAAACTTTTTTCCTGCCGGAGTTCATGATAATGATATTATTTTACGAGCAAACTATCTAGACTATAAATTTAAAAGTATTCCTAGTATTACTCCTCCGGTATCTAATAGTAAAAAAGATACTATTAAAGATTTTGGAGAGGGTATGGATTGGGAAACAATGGTAAAATATAATGAAATTATTATGAAATATAATGAAAAGAAAAAACTGTTAAATCCTAATAATAATATTTTTACTCCTTGTTCTTTTATCTATAATCTGAAGGATACTGTAGAGAAGACTAATGAATTCTGAAAAACTATTAGATAGTTATGTTGAGATGGCAGACACCTTGTTATATCAAGACGATGCTACTTTAAGATACTATCAAGAGCTTTTGGAAAAGAATATAGTAAATTGGGCACTTGAACATAGTAATGTTTATAAGACTTTATATCGGCCAGACAGAATATTTATCAAGGATGATCTACTTAATAAAGAAAACTGGTATGTTCCACAGCTAAAAGAGAATAGTGGGATACGTAGCACTAGCGGAAGTACTACAGGAGATCCTTTTTCATACTCTATATATAATAGATATGCTAGATTTTTAATAGATGATCAACATTGGAGTTTGATACTCAAGGAGTTTGGATTATATCAACATCATATTAAAATAGCAATAATGTATTATTTTAAAGACACATTGTCTGTTTTCTCAGATAGTGAATTTGTCAGATCGGACCACTCTGTTTCAAATCAGTTTCAGTATAATCATGGTAGTAAGGATTGTTCGGTAGATTATATTAACTTTCAAAATTTTGGTAGTACTGATTGGTATGAAAAATTGTTCGATTATTTAAGCGGTACTGAAATTGATATTATAATTAGTACGGGACCTATAATTAACCAGCTATGTAATGAGATCAGAAAAAGAAAGTATTCTAAAAAATTATGTTATTTATTGAGTCATAGTAATGAATTTCCATTACAAAGAGATTTTGAATTTTTGAAAATTAACAAGCTTATAGATTATCACTGTGATCATATGAGATGTTGGGATGGTGGGGCCAGTTTCTTTACTTGTAAGTTTGGAACTTATCATTTATTAGATAATATTACGCTTCATAAAAGTATAGATTCTAAATTAGTAACTACGGATTATTTTTCACTAGCTGCGCCTTTTGTAAATTATTGGAACGGAGATGTTTGTGAGATTCAAGACCAATACTTGCGATGTCAATGTGGAAGATTGTATCGGCCATTCAAGATGCTGGAAAATCGGCCCTTTGCTCTTAAAGGAACTACCAAGTTAACGCAAATAAAAGAAGAAATTAACAAATTAGATTTTAAGAATAACTTGGTTCAAGTTCAGTTTGAGAATTTGAATGTAAGAATTTCTAGTGATAGGGAGTTGGAAAAGAACGAAAAAACACAACTTAAAAAGATATTGAAGGAATATCAAATAACTTTTTGCTAGTCTCCCCCGTTTGGGGTGTATAGTCTATAATTACTACTAGTTGTAAGGGAAATTGTTATATGGTATATGATAATAATGATGGGACAGTTTATAGTGTTTTGACTGGGAAGCCTGGGCAGTGCGGAACTTTTTCTGTACAGTGTATAAGTGATGGATATGGCGGTTACGAATGGGACTTCGGAAATGCCGTTCATAATTACGCGGGTTGCTCTGGTTGTTGTACAGCAGCTCCTTGCAATCAATTCACCGGTGGTTATTACGTTAACGGCACCGGCACACCAGAGGGATTTACTTCTTATTGCGGAACTTGCGATGCGTCTAAAGTTGGACAATTCTGTAACGATACTATTCTTTGTAACGCACCATCTTGAGAGATTAAAATCTATCCACGATATAATCTTGCCAATACCTCAATGGTCTCTATTATAAACTAAAGGAGACTAAATATGATCAATAAAAACAATGTGGCCGATATTCTTCCTATTCTGATTAAGGACGAAGAAACTTTTAACCGTCTTAAGAACGATTTTCCTTCCATTCTGGCGGATCTTGTGACTTTTAAGGATAATCCTAATTGTTCTTGTCGAGGAAGAGTTTTTAAATTCTTCTCTGAACATCTAGAAGCTAATCCAAATATTTTAGATCAGTATGTTAAAGATGCTAGTGAAATAACTGTTAAGCTACAATCTTTAAGTGATGAACGAGCTGCTAATAATTATGCTGGTAAGGTCTTCCTTGTTGATAAGGGAGAAGAAGCGTGGGCGGCATTTGCGGGAACTTTACCCGGCAAGATGTTCCGAATGTTTAGCGTGGCTGAAAGAGATGATAAAGTAGTGGTGTATTTCTTGTAGTGATTATTGAATAACTTACTCAACAGGATACAACACCATGAATGATAATGGGCCAATTTATAGCGTGTTAACTGGGAAGCCTGCTTTATTCACCGGCTTCGCGCGCCCCACCGACAACTATGGCGGCAGCGTTGGGGTCCAGCCGTGGCCCGCCACTTGGTCCAACACAAGCAACTCTTTCACACGCACAACCTTCCAAGGTTATTCTCCTTCTTATCCTTCGACCCTCTGGACCCATGTTTTCACCCTCAGTGGAAACTCCGGCACCATCACTGGCACCCCCAAGTTTTTCCGCTCTGTGACCAACCACGGCGGCGGTCAGCTAGATAAAGACGGCCTTTTCAACTACGACAACCCGTCCTCTCTAAACGCTGGCACTTACTATGTGAGTGTTCCCGGCGGCAACTTTAACAACTATCCTAGCTCGTCCACAGCGACGTATACGTTTGCCAACTCTGTGCTTGCCAGTGCCAAGCCATTCCCTGATGGCACCGACTTTGCAAATTTCGATCCGGCAGCGAATGTTAGCGTAAGCGGTCTGGTGACCAGCTTTACCGTTTATGCCAATGCACATGCTGGCAAGGTCTTCTTTACCGTACCTGCGGGTTCAGCGCGTTCAGTAACGATTGCGTTTATAAACAGACGCGGAAATAACACCGGGTGGGATTTAACAACCGGCGGCGTAAATGCACTACGTTCTATTGTCAACTACAATAATTCGGGTTGGACATTAGATAAGAATGGCACTTATTCGGCCCCGTACCCGTATGGCTTGACTAAGACGCTTACGATGAACCCCGGCGATTATATTGTTGACCTGCGCGGGTCGCGGTACAGCGGCGGATACACCGGCACAATCACAATCACATAAGGAGAAATACTATGAAAGGCGCAAAAATCACACTACCAAATGGAAAAAGGTTTGCTCTTGTGGCTCGTAGCGGAAGCTACAGTGTAATATGGCAAGCATTACCAACGTCACTAAGAAATCCAGAAGGAGAAAGATGGCATCCCATTAACGCAACCACACATACTATAGGTTCGCCATTAGACGATAATGATATTCCTAATTTGTGTTGCTTAGTTAGAGACCCTGTTGAAAGATTTCGCTCATCTTGTGCTAGACAACAAAAAACCGTAGAAGAAGGACTTGAATCAATATCTTTTGATGTTCATTTCTGGACACTAGAATCTATGGGACTATTGGCTGAAGGAATAACCTACTTTCGATTCCCTGATCAAATAGATGATTGCGCACAATGGTTAGGGTTGGAGACTCCTGTACCAATATTAAATGAGGAGTTAGAAGAAGACAAGCCAGTCTTGACGGAAGAACAGAAAATTCTTATTCGTGAAGCATATTCTTCTGATGTGGAGTTGTGGGAATCTTTATAAAAAAGGGTACAATATTATGGCATATGATAATAGTAACGGACCAGTTTATAGCCAAGTGGTAAACAAACTAGCTCCTTGTACATCTAACAGTAATTGTTCAGCGGGAGAGTACTGTTGTAGTGATGGGACATCATCATATTGTGGAACAGGTAGTTGCCTTATCCTTATAGCAGCATGTAACTCTGGCAATAACTACTGTGGTACTGGAAACTCCTCGTATAACACTGCCACTTATGCTTATGCAAACAATCAATGGTATTATGGCAATGCAACACTAAGTGCCACGTACTTCAGACAACAAGGGGCATTATACTGCGGAGGAACTTTTTTTAATACGCACGTAAATGCTCAGGGTCCAGGAACTTGGGGAATAAGAGCATGTTCATAATTTATTTATTTATTTCTTTAGCTTTGTCGTACGCTTGGAGTGATACTGAAGTTACTCGGCCACTAAGAAATTTGGTAGCGCGAGTTCCATACGTTCGTAAACCATTGTTGTGTCATGAGTGTGTTAGTTTTTGGATTAGTCTTGGCCTATCGTTCTTTTTAAATCCTTTGCAAGATTTTACAGCTCCAATGGTTAGTAACATACTGAGTGCTTTTTGTGGATTTTTTATTAATATGGTCTTTGTTCGCAAACATTTGGTTCCTTATAAGGACTAAAGTTCCAATACGGGACTGTCGATACTATAAGTGTGGAAACTGGTCAATTTCTTTTAACCTCAGAGGATAATTTTATGCTAAAGCTATTAAGCGGATTGTTTGTATTTGCTCTATGTTCAGTATCATATGGTAGTGATTGGATGAGTTATGTTCCTCAGCAACCAATGGCTGTTCAACAAGCTCCAGCTATTCAGTATGTTCCAGTATACTATCCGATTATAATAGCTCCTGCAGCTCCTCAGCTCGTTCCAGTAACAACTTATCAAAACTTTGTGGTAGAACGTCGATGCTGGACTCTTTTAAAGAGATATGAGGTAGTTAGTGTTCCTCAAACAGTTTATGTTCCAATTAGGTATTGACTTCTCAAATTTTTCTGATAGGGTGAGAGTTGTCTCTTATTTTATCACAAAAAAACGCAAGGAAGTGATCAATGGGCAAAAAAGCTATTAGTCTAACTGTAGAGTCTCTAGAAAATAGAAAATTATTGTCAGTTGTTCCTAATGATCCAAAAATTAATGATCAGTGGGCTCTTCAAAGTATTTCAGCATATCAAGCGTGGCAGTATGGAACTGGTTCAAAAGACATTGTTGTTGCGATTATAGATAGTGGTATTGATTTAACTAATCAGGACTTGAAGAATAATCTATGGACTAATCCTGGAGAGATAGCGGGGGACGGGATAGATAATGAAAATAATGGATATATAGATGATATTAATGGTTGGAATTTTTATTCTAATAATAATGATATTCAGGACCGATACGGACACGGAAGTCATGTGGCAGGCATAATTGGCGCAGAAGGAAGCAATAGTTTGGGGGTGGCGGGGATTAATTGGAATGTGAGTTTAATGGCTTTAAAGTTTATGAACGACAAGGGGGTGGGCGATACTGGTGGGGCTATTCGAGCCATGGATTATATTAGTATGATGAAGAATACTTATGGAGTAAATGTGGTAGTAGCTAATGCTAGTTGGGGTGGGGGGACTGGTTTTAGTAATATGTTGTATGGGGCGATTGGTAGATTAAATGATGCTGGGGTGGTGGTGACGGTGGCGGCTGGTAATAATGGTAGCGATAATGATATTACATTAAGATATCCTAGTTGTTTTGATAATGATAATATTATTAGTGTAGGGGCTTTAGGATATGATGGAATAAAGTTAGCTAGCTTTTCAAATTATGGAGCTACTAATGTAGATATTGCTGCTCCTGGTAGCATGATACTATCTACTATTCCATATAATAATTATGGATATATGGCGGGGACTAGTATGGCAGCTCCTCAAGTGGCTGGTGCTGTAGCTTTGTTGAACTCTGTTAAACCTGGATTATCAATTTCAAAAGTTAAGGCTGCTATTTTTGGATCAGTAGATAAGCTTCCGGAACTATTTGGAAAGGTGGCAACAGGAGGAAAATTGAACGTGGGGGCAGCTATATCTAATGTGTTGGGAGTTCCTTATGATGGAAACATATTACCAACAGGAGCCATAATCAGTCAGAATTTAAGAAGTATTAGTGGATGGGCTAAAGATCTTAATTCTCCGAACTCTAGTATTTATGTGAGAATAATAATAGATGGTGCAGATAGTGGGTATCTATGGACTGGGGTTGGTGGGTCATTTGTTTTTAATCTGGGCGGTCTCACAATAGGGGAGCATGTTATAAGTGTTGAGGCCAGAGATTCTCAAACAGGATCTTGGACCTCTGTAGCATCATCCACAGTTACTATTCCTCCTCCGATTGTTAGGGTGGGATATTTAAGATTAGATAGAGTGGCGGGGTGGGCTTTTAGTGAGAGGTCCGGAGCATCTCCGGTTCTTGTTAGAGTAATTATTAATGGAAGGATAGTTACTGGACAGTGGGCTAATTTGTATAGACCAGCGTTAATTCCGGTGGTCGGTAGCGCCAGACACGGATTTAATATAGCTTTGAATAGAAGCTGGTTTCATAAAGGAACTAATGATATGAAGATTGTAATTTACGATCCAATATCGAGACAAGTTTCAATAGCTTGGGAAAGAATCATAAATAGATAATAAATGGCTAATAAACTGGCCAATTATGTATGGAGGCGCTTATTGTTTATGGACCTCCCGGCGGTTTTGACTGTGCGACCCCTTGGCCCCTTTAAAACGAAAAAACCCCCTGTCTGCAACTGTCTGCAAGTCCTTGTGACATAAAGACTTACGACGAATGACGAAGCCCGCGTTTGATGTAAGTCCTTATGGTGTTTGTCTTTGCGAAACCTTACGAAAATGCAAGGAAACTTTTCGCTTGCAAGCTAAAGAATACTCTGTATAATGTCGATATAAGAACAAGAGAACGATAAACAAGAGGACAAGAAAATGATCACCATCAACAATCGCAACGAACTCGAAAACTTCCTCTATGGTGCTGATTCGACCATGCCCGAAACTCTTGTTGGTATTGCTCGCATCGGTGGTGAGTTGCTCGAAGAGGCTTTTCACTACTATGAAATGAGCGACGGAAACGCCTGCATTGGAGACTTTTTTCCGATGGGTGATGAGGGTGAGGGAATCACCGTTGACCGGGACGGAAACATTCTGGAAGATTTTCTTTACTACTAAGGTATTGACAACGCCCTAACCGATAACCTATAATAGAAACAACACAAGAAAGAAAAGGAAAAAGATGCTTCAGACTAACTACAAAACTGTGACGAACAACCTTGATAAGATTTTTTCTGCTATGCGAGCTGGTAAGTATCACTGCGTGCTCGACCCAAAGGGTAACGCTCATGTGGGCCTTATCAATGGTATCATGCGTGAGGATGGTAGCGGAAAGAATTGGATCGTGACAGTGACTAACCGTACAGTAAGCGAAAAGGTCTTCATTCACGCCTCATGACCTAAAGCCTTACCCTATAAACACTTAGGGCGAGGCCGGGCGCCCGCATCTGACGTAAGTCCTTATCTCATATAGGCTTATGAACCTTACGATATTGTAAGGAAGAAAACTATTGCTAGAGCTTGACGTTGGTCGATAATAGGTGTAGAATAAGAACACAAGAAAGAAAAGGAATCCCAATGATTACGACTATCGAATACGTTCAGTTGTTTGCCTTGATTGCTTTTGCTGGTTTCATCTCGTACACCGCCCACGAGGTGGGTAACGCTATTCAATCCATTCTTCACGACTGAGGGAATATGTCTAGGTATCTGCCTGATGGTTATGTAGATTATGCTACATACAATATCAAAGAAGTTTTACAGTTTCTTCAACAATTACTAGGAATCATTAGCGAAAGCTGGTAAACAAAATGACACACTTTGAAGCAGTAAAGATGGTTCGTGGTAAGACTAATAAGGATACTCGCAAGGTTGGCAACAATACCTATGCCTACATCCAGGCCGATAGTAGCGTTGCAATAGAGTTGCATGGTACGAATGTCGTGGTGATTTATCCCGACGATACTGTTATGCTCAATAGTGGTGGATGGCATACGCACACCACTAAGAAGCGTATCAACCAGTATTCGCCCGTACAGGTATACCAGAAGAACTACGAATGGTACCTAAAAGACGGCACACCGTTTGAGGATCGTATGGTGGTGAGTTAACATAAAGCCTTGTCTGTAAAGGACTTACAGCGAGGCGGGCGGGCCGGGATCGACGTAAGTCCTTATGCTGCAACACTTTACGTTCACCTAGCAAATGCTGTGCCAATAGGATAGAAAATAGACGATTCTTTTGTCAAAAATTCTTGACAATAAAATTTCTAGATTTCTCTTGCAAGCTCAAGATGAGCATGGTATAATGTCGATATAAGACATAGAGAAGAAAGAAAGAGAGAAAAGAATGTTTGAAATTGGTGACAGCGTATCGTTCATGTGGGGAAAAGAGAAAAAGTTTGGCAAAATCGTAGGCTGGGAATACGATGAGGGTAATGTGTGGGAAGTAACCGTAACCGAAAGTATGAACGCATATTTTTCGGACGATGAGCTAGCTCCCGCAGTTGATGCCTACGGCCATCCCTGGGCCTAACGGTATTGTAAGGTTGACACGATAAAATCAGTTTGGTATAATGATCGCACAAGAGAACGATAGACCCTTAGAGAAAAAGACAATGAAAACCAAGTATCCAATCATCGAAAATGCCAAGCGTCAAGCCCGTATGATCTTCAAGGGTATCGCGATTCCAGTTCGCCACGAAGTGACCGATGAGCAGTGCATCATCGACGTTGACTACGTTCACGGTGTGACTGACCACAAGCGTTACGTTGTGACCGAAAAGGTACTCAAATTCAATCGTACCGCACTGAAGAACATTGGCAAGGTTCGCAAGGAAAAGGCTGACCCCCGCTATGTGGGGGGTGAGGATACCATGATCGTTCCGGTTGGAAAGCCGGGAAGCCGTGAACGTATCGAGGAACTGACCAAACAGTATGGTGTGGTCGCCCATCTGGAACTCAGCCCGTTCAGCTTCAAGAGTGATGAATGAACGATCACTACTGCACAAACATATAGCAGTTGACCTAAAGCGTTACCCTATAAGGACTTAGGGCAAACGCGACCGCCCCGATTTGATGTAACTCCTTATGACGCAACAACTTGCAACCTTACGATATTGTAAGGATTCTTTTCTCTAGAAATAGCTTGACACTGGACGATAATAGATGTATAATCGTAGGACAAGAAAGAAAGAGAGTTGAAGATGAGAGAGTCAGTTTCAGTCGAAAGTTTCACCCGTTCGCTTCCCTCTATTTATATTTACGATCATATCGTGCATATGAAGAATGGGAAAGCCTATAGAGTTTACCGTTGCGGTTCAGACCGTGCGGTTTACCAGTATATGCGTTCTCAGGGTTTCGACACCAAGGAAATCGTGAGGGTTGATCTCGTAGCCCCTAAGAGGGGTTAGAGGCCAACCTATCGATACTGTAAGGTATTGCAGGCTAAAGGTTGATATGGTAGAATGTCGATAATAGGTATAGGGAAAACGAGAACTAACAACAAAGAGGAAAAGTATGGACAATCTCACGTTGCCACAGAGACATGATTGGGTAGCTTTTGATTATAAGGGTAAGAGCTTCAGGGGTGAGGTTCGTAGGGTTTATGATAAGCCCAAGGGTCATTTGATGATTGTGAAATTGGGTGAGGGTAAGTATCGTTCGTGCTATCTTGAGCAGTGCGGGAATCTAACTGCTATCTCTACTCAACCGGAGGCTTGAATATGAGCGATTTTATTATGGTGTGGGTCTGGGTGGCGGTTATGTGTGGGGTTTTGTTCTTTGCTTATTTTCTCACTATTGTGGGAGAAGTTTGGCAGAGAATAAACGAGTATGAGAATATGCGGGCCAGGGGTTTTACTCTTATGAAGAATGATAAGGGTGATGATTTCTGGGTAGGATACGGGGATTGACCACTTAAACAAAATGGAGATACACGGATGTATCAGTTCGACTTTATTAGTGTTGCTTTCGGTTATATTTGTGGTATTGTACTGTACGCTAGTATGTCAAATATCATGTATATGGAGGAAAATGATGAAAGTGAGTGACTACATATTGTGGGGGGTGTGTTTTATTATTGGCTGCACTATGACGTATCTCCTTCACCTGTAAGGACTTACGTCGAGTCCGGCCGCCCCCGCGAAGCGTAAGTGTTTATGCACCAAGACTTTACGTTAACTAAAAGATTTTTCGTCTTTGGCATGAAATTATATTCTGGAATTTTCCAAGTTTCTGCTTGACGCTGGCCGATAATAAGAGTATAATCGCAGCATCACGAACGGAAACCACAGGAACCAGAATCATGCTGAACTTCGACGAGATCAACGATATTCTGAACGACATGGCCGAAGCGGGGATTGTTGAGCCGATGGTCGAGCCTATCGATGACCCCAGTGTGGAAGTCAATTTTTGGGATTGGGCTGACGTTGTAGGTGCTGTTGACGAATTCGTTCCCGAGGAGTATACTAATGCTTAGTGCAATTGCTTTTGTTGTGGGCTATGTGGGTTTGTTTTACGTTACTACCATCGTGAGGGATTGATCATGAGCTACGAATATGACGATCTTGAAGATTTTTACGGTATCGACGCTGATGATCGTACTAACGATTATTGGGCTGGAAATGATGACCTGGAGAATGATTCTGATGATTCGTTTGATGATAGTATGGATGGTGATGCTGAATCTGCGTTGGCTTCCGCTGGATGGGGAACCGACGAGGATTACGGTTACTATGGTGACGATGGAGTAGAAGATTTCCACGCCGATGAGGCTGTGGGATTTGTGGACTACAATGAAGACGGGCCATATAACGACTAATTAAAAGGAAAGAACAATGCAGTATCGAAAGATTGCGACGGGAATGATTGAAGCTACATATGAGAATTATTCACAGTGGCTAGAAGATGGCGTTCTTGCTGAAGAATTGAATAAGTATGAAATTCCGGTATGGGATGAGATGAATGATAGCACAAAGTGTTCTGCAATAGAGTATGTTTATCTTAATAGAGACACTATTGAGTTACATTCGGGACTTGTAGAATCATGGGTGCAAGCTACGGCTTACTTTATGATCTATGATTTTGCTGCTATTATGGCCCATGATGGACAGCCAGAAATCGAAATGTTCTTTGATGATATGGATTTCATGATGGATGAAGATACCCTGAACGATGAAGATGTTCAGGAGCAACTTGGAATTAGTCCAGATTTTGGAGGAAAATTCTAAGCACTCGCCCTAAACCCTTTGTGCGTAAGCACTTAGGGCTGGCGGGGCGGGCCGGATTTGACGTAAATCCTTTAGCAGTAAGGACTTATGACTCATAGCAGATGTCGTGCCAAAAAATCTTTTCTTTTTTTTCAAAATTTTCTGCTTGACACCTAAAGTTTCTATGCTATACTTGTCGATATAAGAGATAGAGAAAGAGAGAGTGAAAGATGTTGAGTGATTGCTGTGGTGTGATGATCTATCGTGGTGATATTTGCTCGCGTTGCAAGGAACACTGCGAACCGTTTGTGGATAGTGACGATGGGTATGATGCTGCTCGTGATGCTTATCTGACTGGTGAGGGTCCGGCGGTTACTCGTAAGCAACGGGAAGAAGTGGAAGCTTGGAATGAAGAGTGCCGCCGTAATGGGTGGTAGTCTAGTGAGGAATAAAATGAAAACTAAAAACAAAAAGCCCTTGACAGCACACCAGAAAGCTGTTATACTCATGAATCGTGAAGCTAGTCGTGCAGTGAATCGTGTGAAGATGTTGGAACAGTTGTATCTTGAAACCATGAAAGCAAAGGAACTTGTTAAATGAAGTGCGTTGTTACCCATACGGATACTTTTGGTGGTGAAGCTAACTATGGTTGGGTGAATCGTTATGAGTTCATCCCCAAGAAGAATGCTTCTCAGCGTAGTGTTATTCGTAAGGCCAAGGCTCTGGCCGGTATGACTGCGGTCAAGGCCGATACTCTTGACTATGGCGATGGCTATACCGTTAAGCCTCGCGGCTATGCTCAAATCATCTTTGTTGATTTTGAGTAAAAAATAATCTCTCGTCGTAAACCCTTTGTGTTCAAGCACTTAGGGCCGACGCGGGGAGCCGGATTTGACGTAAGTCCTTATCTTGCATAGGATTGTGACGAAAGAGAATTTCTTACCGAATCTATTGACAATAGCCGATACTCCTGTAGAATGACTCAACCAAAGGAGGACAAGCTATGTTCACGATGAAAGATTTGAGTCGTGTGCTTCCAGAACTCAAGGGATTGAAGCGGCCTGCTATTTTCTCTCCATCCAAGAGCGAATCAGCATATAAACTCTCTAAGATGGGGTCGCAGTTTCGTGGTCATGCAATTGAAAAGATGGTTAGGGATGGACTGCTGAAGAAGCACAAGACAAGCTATCATGGTGGATCTCATTCCCACGACATTACCTTGAATAAGGATGTTAGGATTGAAGTGAAATCAGCTTTAGCTACTCCTCTGGTTAGTAGCAGGACTAAGAAAATTACTAGATATAAATTTTCATTCAAGCATGTGCAATTGTCTAAGTTTGATATTCTTTTTCTGGTATATGTTACTCCTAATGGGCCTAAAGTCCGATGGATGACCAAAGCGACAGCGAGGGAGTTTGTTGGTAATCATCGTTCTAAGGCAAGCCAGATCGA